ATGAAACTCCTTTCCACCACTACTATCTTTATTTGCAAGTGCCTTATCAACTGCACTTGATACAGAATGATGAGTGGCAGTTGCAGGAGTAGAACCATGACGAACATGAACCTCACCATGATGATGACCTGCTTTTGCCGCACCGCCAGATCCAACTGCAGCTGCGGCAGCTAATGCACCAGCAGCAAGTCTTTTTCTCAATCCCTCTTCAACAAATTCTTCGTAGTGATAAGCAGACTTAGTGGTTTTCTTAGGAAGTTTAGAACCACGAACTTTAGTGCCCGAAGTTTCCCCATATCCTTCTGGGTGCTTACCTGATTTACTATGACCAATAGTGTCAGATGTTGATTTAGATCCTTTATCAGTATAATGTAGTTTAGCAGGTTTGTTGGAATCTTTTGTGATAACAGATTCTTGACCATGCTTACGACCAAGACGACGCATTACCTTTCCAAATCTACGCTTAGACATTTTATCTGGTTTAGATGTTTGATAGGAAACCTCTCTACCAGTGCCCTCACCAGAAGAATATTTGTATTCACCTACACCCTTCTGATGCCCAATACCATGCTTCTTTAGATCTTTCTCAAGTGATTTGCGCTTTGTACGATTTGCACTTTCATCATCGCCACGATCGGCAGAGATGTGCCCTGTGACTTGAGTTTTTGATTTGTGAAGCATACGAGCGGTAGGATTACCCTCTGCCATAAACTCGGAAAATGTTTTCATTGTCTTGCAATTGCTGTACATTTTAGTCCAGAACCACTGATAGTTTCCAATGGTTCTTTCTCAAGATAGATAGTTTCTAGTGATCCAACTGTAATAGTTCTAGAACCTTTTGTATCGTAATCTTCTCTAGCAGCTGCCTGTGCAGCATCATCAATCGTTAGAACAATGCTTGCAGCGGTATCGTTCAACACTCTTACCAATCTTGCCTTACTTAGATTAGTAGCTGTACTGAGAGTTACCTCACTATTTTGCACAATAATTCTTCTTGACATGATTAGACGCCTTCTTGTTCTGTATTATTTATTCTATTTTGCTGTTTTAGTAGCTTTTGCAATTCTGCAGTGCTACCGACAAACAGGGCATTAGTTACATTGCTTGGACCTTTCTTTGGTTCATCATCAAGATCTTTCATTTTTTTCTGAAGATCTAAAAGTTTATCAGCTACATCTCCAACACTTTTGATAAGTTGACCAGCAACTTCATAAGCACGAGGATGATCTGATGACCGCGCTACATCAAGTATCCCATCAACAGCCTCCTGCCCTTTCATAACAAGATTATGTAGTTGAGCACGAGTGATTTCATAGTCTTGGCGAACATCAACATGCTCACTTTTTTTCACAATCATTTTTTGATCTTCATATTTTTTTACTTCTGTTGGTTCTGTTCCAAACACATCATTTAGTCCATCAAATGTAGTCATGGGATATCCTCATCAGATCCTGTCACTGGATTACGTTTTTTATTGTCTTGGAACGTTGCAAATAATTCGTTGAATCCAAAATCATCATCTGGATCTGTAAATGGATCATCAGAAGCATTTATAGATCCATCGTTATTATAATCAACCTTTGCCTTTGGAGTAACTGTATATCTGGTGACACGAGGAGCAGTTATTTGCTCCATAGATGTGTAACTATCAACGATTGCTTTCTTGATAGTTGGAGCATCGATAACAGGACCATAAAGATATGTCTTTGCAGTAAATTTCAGAGTATAAATTAGAGCTCTGCGAGTAGCAAACTCTCCTTCATAACTATCTTCGTAACTAATATTATTGAGTGTAATTGGAATATCACGAATCTCATTGATATCCTCAATCAATTTGATACTGAGATTGAAATGTGGTTGAAAGTATGGGAGAATTTGTTCAATGATTTGTAAAGAATCATCTTGAGATTTTGCAATAATACCTAATTCAAATTCTAGATTATATGGAACTGGCATGTATGCAGTCTTAGAATCATCATCTGCATTTGGAATTTTTATTTTATTTGTTGGTGCTACTTTTCTAGAAGGATCATAATCAATGTTTGTCATTTCAAACGAAATTCTTGGCAGAGTAATTTGAACTCTTTTATTAGTAGGATCTGGATTTTGATTCAATCTTGCCAAAAACTTATCTGTAGGTCCATAAGCAAGCGGCACTTTCATAACTTCGTTTTGACGACGAATTTCAATGTTGTTGAATAGTGTTCCAAAAGCAACAACTGTTTTACGAATAATTGAATGATAAAAATAATTTCCTAACATCAGAATGTACCGCTAGTAGATCCAACACTTCCAAAAGGATTTGTTTCTGTAAAATCGATGATACTATCATCGGCAATTTCATACTCAGAGTTCTTATCATAAGTACTGTTTGTATTATTTAGTGTGTTATAAGAATATGGACTCCATTTTGCGTTAGATGTAAGACCAGTAATTGTTTCAGCAGTAGTGAATGTACCAGTTCTATTGATGACTTCTAGAGCACGAGTTGTTGGATTCCAAGACTTGACTTCTGCCCTGTTATCTTTTGGTGAGTAATCAATCGTAACTGTAGGAGCAGACGTGTAACCACTTCCAGGATTGGTTAGCGTAATACCAGTTACAATACCATTTGCAGATACTGTTGCAGTTCCTGTAGCTCGTGTACCAGGCGAAGGAGGTGCTGAGAATGTAACAGCTGGTGGGATTGCTGGATTGTAGTGTTCTCCACCATCGCTGAGTGTTGTGCTACTTACAGCGCCGCTAGTAATTGTTGCTGTTGCTTTTGCAAGGAACTCATCACCAACAATCTCTTCTCCAACTGTGAAGTTACCAATACCACCAGGATCCATAATAAGTGATATAGTATGAGCAAATGCAGTTTCAATTGAATCTATTTCAGTAACTCCAGTATCAATCTTCTCATCAGAATATTCAAATAGTTCACATTGCATTTCCCAAACATATCCTTTACCAAGTTGATAGAATGGTCTTTCTGCCTCTACAAATTTGATTTCAAACAAATGTTTTGCAACAGGGAACCAGATAAGGTCTCCTTCATTTGGTCTACCTTCTACAGCAAGAGCTACATTGTTGTCAACCTTTTGAGTAAATTTTTTGCGGGAAATAACAAACGTCGTTTTATCTTCGATACGTACTCCAAATTTGCTAAGTAATTCGCCTTGTCCCTCCCATCCTTCAACATTATTGACGTAGGCTCTACAGGAGTAAGCAGAATTGAAACTACTTGCTTGAATTTCGTTGAGAATGTCATCAGTTTTTACTCTAGTTCTTGGGATATAATAGATTTCTTGACCATAAATTTCAATACTCTCAACTATAAGATTTTCTATAAATGTCTGCTCCTGAGCAGAACCATTTATATTGATCCTACATGTACTGTTATAATCTGACTGAATACAGTTTTTTGGTGGAGTATTTGAGTAAGTCATCCGATTAGATCAAGAGGTGGTAATTCGTATCTACTATGAAGATCTTGAATTAGGGATTCTTTTTTATTTCTACCATCTTCTAAAATTTGACGACCGTTGAGTGTTACGCCGCCAATCATTTGAATACCATCGTATTTACTAAGATTTTGCCCCCATTGTTGTTGGAACAATGCCTCAGTATATCCCTTCAGCCATTCGTTATTATATGCATTATTATAAACTTCAGGATCAACTCCAAATGAAGCTTCAACTAAAATATATTGACCAACTTGGAGATCTCTCCAATCAAAATCTAGGTATAATTTATTTTGATGAACTGTCCATCTCACTCTTCGATGTTGAGAAGAACTAGTTACCCAGTCTAGAGTCTCAAGATATTGAGATGTCATAAAATAATGAAGAATCTGACCATGGGTAAAATTGTAAATATCATTTAGAAAAATCTGATATTTGATATTGAAAATATTATTAGGCACTACACTACTTGGTCCTAGAGTAGTATATACATGGTTGATACCTAAAGTGTTTGGGGGCATCTCAATATAATTATCTAATTCTTCCCAAGCGCCATTAGTAGTCGATTGAAGAGCAGCAGTCTTTATTGCTTCAGTAACTTGAATTCTAACAAGACCAGTATAATTGCCTTCGTAGTGAAACTCTTGCCATTGACTAATTGCTTCTGCAATTAGATCATCTAGTTGCTCATCACATACATTGATGTCGATAGCAGGATACCCCAATCTTCTTAGGGCATATGCCTTCAATTCTGCTTTAGAGGCTGGTTGAGTTGCGGACATTTTTTTATGAGAATGAAGTGATTGTTAGAGTTGTAACATCATTAGCGCCAACAGTTTCTCCAATTTTGAAGAATCCATCAACAGAATGCAAAAGCACGTTGTCGGCACCCAGTGCTGAAATAATGCCAGTAGTTCCACTAGTAGCTCCTGTAAGTGTTGCACCTATTTCCATTGTTCTAATATCTGCTAGTGTAAATTTGGCGTCTGTCATTATAGTTGCAATGCCAATAGTTGCATCCTGATCAGATCCATCCTGATTGATCAAAATCGTATCTCCTGGTTCATATCCAATGCCTGGGTTAGCAATAGTCACGTTAGTAACGTTTCCGTTTAGGGCGGTAATGTTTACAGTCAATCCAGTACCAGCTGATGCACCAGTAGGCGTAGTTGGAACTCCAGTTGCAGTTACATATCCATTACCTGCGGAAAAGCTTGTAAAGTCGAATGCAAGAACACCACCTTCGTTTGGATTTTGGATAGTGATCAAATCTCCAATCAAGTAACCTGAACCTGCCTGGTTGATTGCAACACCAGTAATGACTCCTCCAGAAACTGTAGTATTTACTGTAAGACCAGTGCCAGTACTAGAGGTTGTTGCTACATTAGTGCCAGCAGAAACAAATCCACCACCACCATTATCTATGAGTCCTCCGAGAGCTAGTACAACTCCAGGAGTTGGATCACCAGATAGATTGAGCATAAGTGTTGTAGATGTACTTAGATTATCCAGCATTGCTTGCAATTGAGCAAATGCGTCATCAAGTTTACTTTGTACTCTTGCTTCTGTATAGTATAGGTTAGTGCCTTCAGTTAGACTTGTTGTTGTTTTATTACCAAATGCAGTGTCAAATCTTGCTTGTGTATAGTATAGATTATTACCTTCAGCTAGATTAGTAGTTGTCTTTTGTGAAAGATCTAGGTTTGTGCCAGTTTGCAGTGCAACACGAGCATCAGCACGAGCGTTTGTATAATATAGATTAGTACCTTCAGCTAGATTAGTAGTTGTCTTTTGTGCAAGGTTTAGATTCGCACCAGTTTGTAATGCAATACGAGCATCTGCCCGAGCATTCGTGTAGTATAGATTAGTCCCCTCTGTTAGATTAGTAGTTGTCTTTTGTGAAAGATCTAGGTTTGCACCAGTTTGTAGTGCAATACGAGCATCGGCACGAGCGTTTGTATAATATAGATTAGTTCCTTCAGCAATATCAGTTGTAACTGCTTGTGTAGCTGCAGTAACAAGACCCTTAGTGCTTACTGTTACCTTTGTATAAGCTCCAGCGGTAAGACCAGTTTGCGTTGCTAGTGTAAACGGAATTGTAATATTTGCAGATCCGTTGAATGATGTTGCTGTACCAGTGCCATCACCAGAAATTGCAATCGTTCTTGCTGTTGCAAGAGTAGTTGCCGTAGAAGAGTTACCTACAACTCCTCCAGTTGCTGTAAGCGCCCCAGTAAATGTAGATGTTCCAGTAACTGCTAAAGTACCAGTAATAGAAGTGTTGCCAGTTGTATCTGCGACTGTAAATGCAGTTCCATCAACAGCAATACCACCATTAGCATTGAGTACTCCAGCGAGAGTAGTAACACCAGTGACCCCTAGGGTTGAACTGAGTGTGGTTGCACCAGTAACACCTAGAGTTGAACTGAGTGTTGTAGCACCAGTAACTCCAAGAGTTGAACTGAGTGTTGTGGCACCAGTAACACCAAGAGTTCCTGCAATCGATGTATTACCAGTTGCATCTGCAACTGTAAATCTAGTTCCATCAACAGCAATACCACCATTAGCATTGAGTACTCCATTGAGAGTAGTAATGCCAGTAACAGAAAGAGCACCAGAGGATGTGAGAGATGTTGCAGTAATTGCACCAGCAGAAAATTCTCCACTAGAACCACGAAGAACCAGGTTATTTGCAGAGTTTGATGCGGAAGATAGGATGTTGATCGTTGGGTTTCCAGAAACACCATCACCATTGGTTACAGTAATACCAGAACCAGTAGATGGAGAAGCAACAATTGTACGCTGAGCATATGTATTTGCTGCAGTTCTAGTGACAATGCCAGTTCCTGCCATCGCTGCAAGAGCGGTGATATCAGCATCGTTGAATGTAGTTGTAATTGTTACATTGGAAGATCCATTGAATGAAACAGATCCATCTACAACACCAGCAACTGTAATTGTACGAGCAGTCTTGAGAGTATCTGCAGTAAGAGCATTACCTTGAATACCAGCACCTGCACCAGTACCAGTAGCAACTGTAATAATATTAGCACTGAAATTACCAGACGATCTTGATACAACACTATTTCCAGTTGTATCTGAAGATGATGTGTCTAGACCATCGAGAAGGTCTGCATTCAAGTTTGTAACTTTAGTTGTTGAGTTTACAGTTAGCGGAGCAAGTGTAGTAGTAGTTGAAATATATCTGGTTGAAGTTGTTGTACCAGTAATTGTTGCGTTACTATCTACAGTAAAAGTAGTACCACTTGCTCCAGTAACTCTAATACTACCAGCACGAAGTGTTCCGTCAGTTCCAGAATAAATTTCGTTTGTATTTGTAGCACCAGTTAGGAAAATAAATTCATTGGATGAATCATCAAATCCAAAGAATCCTAGACGAGCCTGTGAATCAAAATATCTAAATTCAACACCACGATCTTTATTATCATCAGATGTAGGTGCAGTATCTCCACCCAAAGTAATGATTGGATCATCAACTGTAATTGTTGTTGAGTTTACAGTAGTTGTAGTTCCATTTACGATTAGGTTTCCACCTACTGTTAGATTACCATGTGTTGATACAGCGCCAGTTGAATTAGTGACACCAAAAGCAACTCTAGAATTTGTATTATCCCAGACATAAAAATCACCACCAATATAAGCATTTCTAGTTGCTCTAAATCCACCAGTCGTAGATAGGGAGACTGTAGTATCACCAAAAGTGGTAATATCATCAGTATTGGAAATGGATACTCTACCACTGAATCCAGTGTTACCAGACTGTGTAGTACTACCAGTGATTTCAAAGTTTCCAAAGACTCTCATACTACCAGCAACCGCTAGGTTTTTAGCAACTCCAAGACCACCAGTAAGTCTAACAGAACCATCAGCAGTGTAAGCTGCTCCAGTTAGAGTCTGCTCAGTTGTATTTGTCAGTGAAGTAACACCCGTCACACCGAGAGTGCTATTGATTTGAGTTGCACTGGTGATAGTTGCAGTACCTGCAATAGTTGTATTACCAGAGGAAGAATCTACAGTAAATTTGTCTACAGCAGATGCATTTTGAATCTTGAATAGTTCTGTCGCAGCAGTGTTAGAACCAACGATTGTTACGTTTTTGTTTAGAGTTACATTATCAGTAACAGATAGAGTGCTTGAAAGTGTTGTTGCACCAGTAATTCCAACTGAACCTTCGATAGTAGTATTACCTGTTGCAGAGTCAACCAGAAATTTAGTTACAGGAGTTCCAGCTCCATCAGTAATCCTGAAGAACTCGGATGCTGCAGTTGTACTACCTTGCAGTGTAAGACCCCTATTCAGGGTTGTAAGCTCGGTTACAGTCAGTGTGCCACCCAAACTTGTTGCCTGTGACGAGGAGACCGTTACAGGGGCGTTGAAGGTCGATGTAGCGTTTACCGTCAGGGTATCTGCAGCTGCATCACCTAGGGTTGCAGAGCCATTAGCAACCAAGTTTCCAGTAAGAGTTGTATTACTAGTTACTGCAAGAGCACCAGTTATCGAAGTATTACCAGTGATGGTTGCTGCACCACCAACTCTAAGTTGTGCTCCGATGCCTACACCACCAGTTACAATAACAGCACCAGTAGAAGTTGTTGTTGAATCGGTAGCATTAGTAGTTACAATTTGTCCAATACTATCAAGTCTTGCTGTGCTTGATGCAA